CCTCTTCTTTTTGTGTGAGCTGATTTCCCTGAGAGTTGGTGGGCCGTGAGTCGTGTTGATGATCTGCGAGATGACTACGACCTTTTGGGCTCAGCGATGCAGGCGGCCGAAGGTTCGTGGCTGGCGTCACTCGCCCGCGAGCGCCGTGTGATTGGCGAGTTACTAGAAGCCCTCGAGACTCCCGAAGAGGTGACCGTTGTCGACGAATTGGACGCTCAACGTCGAGCCCGCACCGGCGATTCTGGTTCTTCCTCCCGACGCCGCAAGTCTGGATGAAGCTCACGCAGCTATTGAGCTGTGGGAGCACTATTCACGCAAGACGCTCGACCCGACACAGCGGCTAGCTGTTGAGGTGATGATGGCCGAAACGGCCGATCATCGCTGGGCTGCTCAGACGACCGGTCGCGAGATGGCCCGCCAGAATGGCAAGGGCGACGAGATCGAGGTCGTTGAGTTCTGGGGCATCGTTCAGCGCGCCGAAGCAATCCTTCACACGATCCACGACGCTGTCCTGCTGGCGACCGAGACACAGGCCCGCATGTTGATGGTTCTCGATCACAAGGATCTCCGCTCGAAGATCAAACGTAAATGGACCGGCACCGGTCAGCAGATGATCGAGATGCGTAACGGTGGTCAGATTTGGTATCGCACCAGAACGGGGGGCGGTGGCCGAGGCACTGACGATATCGATCGCGTGGTTGTTGATGAAGCTCAGCACGCTACCGCCGAGCAACTGGCAGCAATGACGCCGACGCTATTTGCCAACGCCAACCCTCAACTCAACATGATCGGCACCGCCGCTCTCCCGAAGATATCGAAGCCGTGGTGGGCTGTTCGTAAGCGTGCGCTACTGGCTGACCCTGGCCCGTTCGGTTACGTCGGCCACACCGCTGAGACGCTAAGCCTCAGTCCGAACGGTGATGTCGTTTCGGTTGTGCCTTTAGATTTCACCGACGAGTCGGTATGGATTGCGACCAACCCAGCCGTCACCCACCGACCTGCAGGCAAGATCGAGTTTCTTCGTGAGCAGTATTACCTGCTCGGCCCGATTGGTTTCGGCCAAGAGCATCTCTGTATCTGGGCTGTTGAGCCTGGCACTGATGGCGAGGCTGGCCCGATCGATCTCGACATGTTCGCATCACTCGGCCGCGTCAACGTTGAGTATGACCATTCGACGGTGTCGCTTGCGTGCGTCGTTGCCTATGACCGTTCGTGGACTTCGATCGTGGCGGTCGGTTTGGCGCCTGATGGTTTTGAGCAGGCGAAGCTAGTCGCCACTCGGCCAGGTACTCAATGGGCCGCTGAGCGTGTCCGTGAGTTGTGCCAGGAACTCGGCGGTAAGCCGGTCGCAATGGTCAAAGACGAACCGCTTATCGACGACATGATTGCTCTCGGCGTGACGGTTGTCCCAGTGTCCGGTGCTGATCAAGCCAAGTCTTCACAGAAGCTCATTGACGCATGCTCCGGCGAAGCACCAACACTCCGCCACCGTGGGGAACCGGCGCTAACGAAGGCGCTCGAGCTGGCCGCCACGAAGCCTTACGGCGACGGCAACACTGACTTTAGTAGCCGGGCATCGAACGGTGACATCTCGCCACTTAAAGCACTGACGCTCGCCTACGGCCGGCTAGGTGCTGAACAAGCTTTAGGCGATCCGCTCGCCGCCATTCTTGCCTGATTAGGAGGCCAACATGCCGAGTCTTTCGACGTTCGTGCAACTTGCTGGCGGCTGTGTCTTTGTGGGCGGCTGCTTCGTTCTGACGGTATGGCTTGGCCTTATCGTGGGCGGCGCGCTGCTCATGCTTACCGCTGAGGCAATGGAGCGCACATCGTGACGTTGGGCTCTTCGTTTCAGAAGCGGTCGATCTCGCATCAGGATGTGTTTGGTTCTGGCGGCAATTGGTCTGACGTTTCGGGCGGTTCCGCCACAGTCTCGAAGCAGCTTGCTATTACTTCGACGCTAGCGTGTGTCGACATCAAGGCGGCGTCGATCATGTCGATGCCGCTTCACGAGTACACGCCGTTAGGTGATGGCCGGACGAAGGTCACGAAGTCGGCAATCCTCGATTCGCCGTCGGAAGTGTTCAGTCCTGAAGAATGGCTTTACGCCTGCTCGGCGTCGCTGTCGTTGTGGGACGAGGCCATCGGCTTTATCACCGCATCTGCTCGCGGTGGCTGGGCGACGAAGCTCGAATGGTTGAACCCTGACGACGTATCGAAAGAGAAGTTTCAAGGCCGAGTCAAGTACGGCTACGCCGGCAAGTTGCACGAGAAGTGGCCGCTCGGCCCGATCGTACATATCCGTCGTCGTCCGCTGCCTGGTTCTCTCGGTGGTGGTGCGTCGATCGGCAAGGCGCTCGATCAGTTGGTCACGTTGGGCACGGAGGGCGCTAAGGCGCAGGTTGCTTCATATCTGGCTGGTGGCCTACCGCTCGCCCACCTTGAGTGGGAGGGGCAGCTCGACAGTGAGCAGGCCAAAGCGACAGCGGACCGTTACGAAACGTCTCGTCGTACAAATCCAGGCCGACCATTCACGACCGGCAAGGGTTGGAAGCTGACACCCATTTCCCGTGGTGACGCCACTTCTGACATGGTTGCGATGCGTGAGCGGATCGCTACAGAGATCGCGGTGGCGCACGGTGTGCCGCCCGAGCTTGTTGGTGGTTCTACCGGCAGTTCAATGACGTACAGCACGCTTGAGGGCGTGACACGTTCGCTTGAGGTGCGGGCGTTGTATCCGGTTTATGTCGCGATGGAGCGGACGTTCTCACGGAACCTGCTGCCAGGCGATCGTTTCTGCAAGTTCAACGCCAACGCAACTGTCCGTACATCACTAGCTGACCGTTACAAGGCGCACGACACAGCTATCCGCGCCGGTATGGCGTCGCCTGATGAACGTCGAGCGCTTGAGGACGAGGCACCAATCCCGAATGGCGCAGGCGACGTGTACTTGTGGCCGCCATACGCAACGACACCGACCCCTTCGGAGGTTCAGCAATGATCGACACACTCACGACCCGCCGCGGGATCATCGAGTCCGGCACGCCAGCGAAGGGTTACGCCTATCGCGCTGAGGGCGTCAAAGTCCAGATGAGGGCCGCAGGTGACGGTGAGTCCACTATCACGGCGTACGCGGCCGTGTGGAACCGTTACAGCCAGAACCTCGGCGGCTTCGTTGAGCAGCTCGACCCCGACGCTTTCACCGAGTCACTGCGCGACGACGACCAGATCGCAAGCTACAACCACGATTACGCCGCACTGCTCGGTCGTCGTTCGGCTGGCACGCTGATTGTTGAGGCCGACGAGTTCGGGCTCCGCTACGACATCCCGTTCGACGGCGCAGACCCTGACCATGTTCGGGTGAAGCGCAAGATTGAGCGCGGCGATCTTCGCGGCTCTTCGTTCACGATGCGGACATCGCCTGACGGTGAGGATCTGACATACACCGACGAGGGCACTCTTCTCGTCACGGTGAAACGGGCCAGCATTATTGAGGTGGCTCCCGTTGTCTGGCCGGCGTATCTGTCAACCGAGGGCGAGGGTGCTGCTGTTGCTCTCCGGTCGTTGATGGATCGGCACCCTGATGCCGCCGCCGAAGTTCTTGAGCGCATGACCGACCCGGTTGTTCGTGCTGCTCTTCTCGCCACTGCTGCCGACGTACCAATCGTCGAACGCGGTGTGTCGCTTGGCTGGGCGCGTTTGCGTCTCGCTGAGCTGAATGCCTGATTGACGGGACCAAACCCGCGGGCGCAACCCACACCACTTCTAGTTGTCTGAAAGGACACACGATGAGCGATCTGCTCAAGAATCTCAAGGGTAAGCGCGACGGCCTCGTTGCCGAAATGCGGACCCATCTCGAAGATGCCGAGAAGCGCGACGACGGCCCCGGCGCCGAAGATGACGCCAAGCTCCGCGCGTACGACACCGATATCGCTTCACTCGATCAGCGCATGTCTGACATCGCCGCCACGCTCAAGCGTGCCGATGAAGTCGATCCTGACGTGCAGCGTGCTCTGGATGCCATGACGGCACCGGATACCCGCTCGGATGCTCCGACCGACGCAGTCCTGCTTCGCGACTTCTTGGACGGCAAAACCCGTTCCGTGTCGTTCAAGGGTGGCGCTGTTCAGCGTGACCTGTCGAAGGCCACGGCTGGCGCTGGCGGTGCCACTGTCCCGACGTCGTTCTACGACCAGCTCCAGGCCCACCTGATCGAAGTATCGGGCGTGCTCCAGGCTGGCCCGACGCTTCTTCGTACCAGCTCAGGCGAAGAGATCCAGGTGCCGGCAACGACCGGTCACAGCTCGGCGGCTCTCACCGCTGAGAAGGCTGCAATCTCCGAGTCTGATCCGGCGTTCGCTTCGCGTTCGCTGCCGGTCTACAAGTACGCCACGCTGATTCAGGTGTCGACCGAACTGCTCACCGACACCGGTATCGACCTGACTGGCTACCTTGCCATGCAGGCCGGTCGCGCTGTCGGTAATGCGTGGGGTGCACACCTCACCGCCGGTACGGGTACGGCTCAGCCGCAAGGTGTCGCTACTGCGGCATCCGCTGGCGTGACCGGATCAGCGACGGTGTTCGTCCCGACGAGCGACAACCTGATCGACCTGTACCACAGCGTCATTTCGCCGTATCGCAATTCGGCGTCGTGTGGCTGGCTGCTGGCTGACAGCAACGTTGCTGCCATCCGCAAGATCAAGGACGGCGACAATCAGTACATCTGGCAGCCCGGCCTTGTTGCTGGCGCACCGGACGTTCTGCTCGGCAAGCCGGTCTACGTCGATGTCAGCATGGCGGCTGCTGCCGCCGATGCAAAGACGGTCCTGTTCGGTGACTTCTCGACTTACTTCGCCCGTCAGGTGAACGAGGTTCGTTTCGAGTCGTCGACTGACTTCGCGTTCAACACCGACATGACGACGTTCCGTTGCGTCGTGCGCGGTGGCGGCGTGCAGGCTGACACGACGGGCGCCATCAAGGCGTACGTCGCAGGCGCAGCTTCCTGACCTGATTGAACGGGGCGCGGCCATCTTCGGTCGCGCCCCGTTCGTAAGGCCCGTCACACCGAACATCAAGGAGGCGTAATGCCGAAAGTAACAATGACCCGCCAGATCAGCGGCACCCGCAACGGGCAGTCGTGGCCGAATCCTGGCGACTCGATCGACCTGCCCGCCGCCGAAGCCGAAGGCCTCGTGTCTCTCGGCATGGCGACACGCAACGACGAGGCACCGACGCCCCGTCCAGAGACACGCACGGCCGAGCCGACCCGCTCCGCTGTGCACCCGCCACGCAAGCCCACAAAGCCCGCTACGGCCCGCAAGTAACGGAAGGGGAGCGTCATGGCGTATTGCACTGCAAACGAAGTAATCGAACGGATGGGCGAAGCAACAGTCGGCGCGGCGCTCCTCGGCCGTGTTACTGACTCGATCGAAGCGGCAACCGTCGCTATCGACAACGACACCGGCCGGACGTTCTTACCCGTAACAGCAACCAAGATATTCGGTGTTGGTGGCTACAGCCTCGAGGTGCCCGACCTCATCAGTGTCACGACGTTGAAACTTGACGACGACGACGACGGCACGTTCGAGACAACGATTACAGCCAGCGAATATGAACTCGACGCCTACCACCAGATTGCAGACGGTTGGCCGTACGACACGCTCCGAATGCTCGACCGCGAGTTTCCGCACGGTGGCCGTCGTCGCCGTCGCATTGAGATCGTCGGTTCTTGGGGTTTCGCTGCCGTGCCTTCACCGATCAATCAGGCATGTTCGCTGCTTGCTGCACAGTTGGCGCAGCGTGCAACGTCGGCACTGTTCGGCGTCCAGTCGTTCGGTGATCTTGGGGCGCAAGGCATCCGCACCACCGACCCGCAATACATGAAGCTGATCGGCACATACTCGAAGCCGGCGTTTGCATGACGACGCCGGCTGAACATATCGCCAACGCGATCGCTGCAGCGTGCGACGTCGAGCATGCGCTCCCGTATCGCCCGCCGAGCTTCGCGGCGAAGTCGGCTTTCGTTGCACCCGCTGAGTCGTATATGACGCTCAGTGAAACCTTCGGTGAGATCTCAATCGGCCTTGACGTCTGGATACTCGCGAGCACCGTCGACATGTTGACGTCTCAGGCCTGGATTGAGGCTCAAGCGCTGATTCTAATTAGGGCCGCACCGATTGACATTGGCGGCGACGAGGTCACTGTCAGCGGCGTTAGTGATGTCGGTTTGTCCTCCTTCCCAGACGGCACGACCTATCTCGTTTGCCGCATTTCTTACACCAGATATTCGATCGTATGAAAGGCACACCAATGAGCAAGTCACCCGTTTATGAGGCGCAGGCCGATCTTCAGTGGTGCGGCCAATCGTTTTCCGCAGGCGACGAGGTGACCGGCGACGCGCTGGCTGCCCTGTTGCCGTACGGCGACCGTTTCGCCGCTCTCCGTAAGCCCGCACCAGTCGCAACACCAACCCCGAAGGCCTCAGGCCCGACCACAGAGAAGGAGGCCTGACATGGCCGGATACAGGATTATTACCCCGAAAATCTCAATCAACGGAACCGACGTCAAAGCGATGTCGAAGACTGTCAGCGTCACGCCTGGCGACGACCTGAACTTCGTTGAGAAGGAATGGACCTGCTCGATTGACGTGGAGCTCGCTTACGGTTCCGGTCTGTCGCACACCGTCATTTCGGCTTTGCGTGACACGGTGGTTGAGATCATCATCGCCCCGACGAATGCTGTCGTTGGAGCCGGTAACCCGTTCTGCACGTTCAACGCTCGCATTCCGGCGATCCCGTTTATGATGGGCGCCGAAACCGGTCAGCGTCAGACGTTCACCCTGGATCTCGTTTCCGAGGGTGAACCCGTCTTCACGGTGTCGTGACCAAGCCATCGATCGAGGTGGAGGGCGCGCGCCAGTTGAAGCGTGCTCTCCGCCAGATCGAAGGCGGCTCGAGCGACCTGAAAGAGATTCACGCGAAGGCCGCGAAGATCGTCGAGGACGAGGCAATAGCTCGCGTACCGCGGCGCTCGGGCCACCTTGCCAACACTCTACGTTCGTCCGGCATTGCGTCGGGCGGCGTCGTTCGTGCCGGCTTCGCAAAAGTCCCGTACGCCGGCCCCATTCACTTCGGCTGGGGCAAGCGCAACATCTCGCCTAACCCGTTCCTTTATGACGCTCTCGACCAGCGTCGCATGGAAGTTACCGGCGAGTACGAGTACCACGTCAAAAAGCTAATCAAGAAACATGGCCTTGATTGAGGCCCAACATTGGGGGAAACCATGAAACTGCAGCTCAACATCACGAAGACTGACGGCACCGAAGAACTGGTGCCCGTCCGACCGCGTACACAGGTCGCCTATGAGCGGCACTTTAAGGCGCAGCTGAATAGTGACATTGGCATGGAGCAGCTCTATTGGCTGGCGTGGCATTCGGCCGGCGTTGTCTCCAAGTTCGACAACTGGCTGGACGATGTCGAACTCGTCGCGGCCGTAGTTGACGATGGCGAAGGTGACGACCCTTTGGACGCGAATCAGTCCTCTGGGGAGTTGTTGCCGTCGCCATTGAGTCAGGCGCCGGGATCACCATCGACGAGTTGATGGAGGACGGCGACCTGTTCACGGTCGCCGCCAACTATCTGAACTGGCGATCCGATCAGCAGTCCCGCAAGTAATCCGAGTTATGACGAAAGGCGGGCGAGCGTGGCATCTAAGTCGGTCATCAACGTAAAGATATTGGGCGACAATAAGGGTCTGAAGGCCAGCCTCGACGACTCGTCGAGCAAGATCGGCAACTTCGTCAAGACAGCCGGGAAGTCTGCTGCTGCGGTCGGTATCAGTTTAGGCGTCGCCGCTGTCAAGGGCATCGCCGCGTTCGCTGATTTTGAGAAGTCGATGAACGAGGTGTTCACGCTCCTGCCGGGGATCTCGGCCGAAGCGATGGACGACATGTCTGGGCAGGTGAAGGAATTCTCCAAGAAGTTCGGCGTACTCCCCGAGGAGACAATCCCGGCGCTGTATCAGGCGCTCTCGGCTGGCGTGCCCGAGGGCAACGTCTTCGACTTCATGGAGACGGCGCAGAAGGCGGCGAAGGGCGGCGTCACTGATCTAACGACAGCCGTCGACGGGATCTCGTCGGTCGTGAATGCTTACGGCGACGAGATCATTTCAGCGGCTGAAGCGTCGGACCTGATGTTTACGACGGTGCGTCTCGGCAAGACGACGTTCGAGGAGATCAGCGCAAGCATATCGAACATCACGCCGATCTCGTCGGCTCTCGGTGTCGGCTTCGACGAGGTGTCTGCGGCCCTCGCGGTGCTCACATCGAAGGGTGTCCCGACAGCGGGCGCGACAACCCAGATCAAGGGTGCGCTGGCCGAGCTCGGCAAAGAAGGGACGATTGCCGACAAGGCGTTCCAGGCGATGACCGGTGGCGGTTTCCAAGACTTCATCGACCAGGGCGGCACGATGGGCGACGCCTTCCAGCTCATCGCTGATGGTGCTGAGGCGTCGGACAAGTCGGTGCTCGATATGTTCGGTTCGGTCGAGGCCGGGCAGGCAGTCTTGGCGCTCACCGCTAACGGCGGCGAAGCGTTCACCGATGTCATGGGCGAGATGTCTAAGTCGGCCGGCGCGACCGAGGATGCGTTCGACACAATGGACGGCGGCCTAGCGTCGGCGTTCGACAAGATCAAAGCGACGTTCGCTGTCATCCTGATCGAGATCGGTGAGAAGCTGGCGCCGACCATCCAGAAGGCCGCCGACTGGATCACGGAGAACTCCGAACGGATCTCGGCGGCGTTCGACAGGGCGATGGCGTTCCTCGGCGACGCGATCGACATCGGCGTTGCAGCGATCTCGACGCTGGTTGAGTTCGTCAGGCGCAATTTCCCGACAGTGCGCGAAGCCATCGAGGACGTGTTCGACTGGCTGACCGGTACAGCATGGCCCGCAGTCAAGCCAGTCTTTGAGGCGATAGGCGACGCGGCCGAAGAGGTGGCGACCTTCTTCGTCGATAACTGGCCGAAGGCACTTGAAGCAGCTCGAGGCGTGTTCGACTTCCTCAAGAAGAACAAAGACGAAGTGATCGGGGCGCTGGCAGCGCTCGGCGTGGTGCTGCTCGTTTCTGTCGTTGCTCCACTCCTCGCTGCGGCTGCGGCTGCGATCGTTGCCGCCGCGCCGTTCGTCGCTCTTGTGGCTGTTGTGGCTGCCATTGGCGCCGCCCTCGTTTACGCCTACCAGAACTTCGAGCCGTTCCGAAACGCCGTCGACGCGGTCGTTCAGTATCTGATGAACGACGCCTGGCCGATGATCCAGATGGTCGCCGCCGAAATCGTCAAGGCATTCGACGCGGTCGTCGCGTGGTTCAAAATGATCTGGCCCGACATCCTGACGGTCGTCTCGTTCGTTGTCGACGCCGTCAAGAAGTACATCGAGATTTGGGTTGCGACCGTCACCAAAATTTGGGAGACGTTCGGCGACACGATCCTCCAGTACGTCGCCGACGTTTGGGATTTCATCCAGTCCTACATCGACGGCGTGATCAAAGCTGTCCGAGGCGTCATCCAGACGGTGACGGCTCTCATTAAGGGCGATTGGTCGGGCGTCTGGGAAGGCATCAAGACGATCCTTTCGGGCGTCTGGGATGGCATCAAGGCGGTCGTTCAGCTTGCAATCGACATCGTGAAAGGCGCGATCAATATCGGGCTCGACGCGATTAAGGTTGCATGGTTCGCCGTATGGGGCGCCGTTTCCGGTTTCGCTGACGACATTTGGGAAGACATCAAGGGCTTCGCCTCGAGCGGCATCGATGCCGTTGTCGGCTTCGTTACCTCGCTACCTGGCCGCATCGCCTCAGGCGTTGCCGGTGCGTTCGATTCGATCTACGACGGATTCAAAGGCGTCATCAACCGTGTGATCGATGCATGGAACGGGCTCAGCCTCCCCGGCTTCACGATCGGCGGTTGGGACCCTCCCGGCCCTGGCCCCTCGTTCCCGTCGCTGACCATCCCGTCAGTCGGCACGCCGAACATCCCGCGGCTCCATAGCGGCGGCGTTGTGCCGGGGCTGCCCGGTACGGATCAGGTGACGATGTTGCAGGCCGGCGAGCGTGTCTCGTCGATAGGCGATTCGCGGGCCACTGAGCCCGACTGGAAAGCCGTGGCCCGTGAGATGGCCCGAGAGTACGCCCGGACGTTGCAACAAGAAAGGCGGGCGGCGTGACAATTTTGACGCTGACCAAGACCGCGATGGCGCCGATATCGGATCTGTCCGACGTGTTGCTGTTGCCGCAGTCGTCGGAGATGGTGACGCACGCCGCGCCGTCGTTGGTGCGGGTCTATGCCGGCGGTGTCCGCCGGATCGTTTCGACGCCGGGCGAGGCCGAGGTTGTAACGGTGACGTTCGGCCGGATGGATCGGGCCGACTATACGTCGATGCTCGATCTGCTTCGTGTGGCGATCCTGTTCCGCGATCAGCGTGGCCGGCAGTTGTACGGCGTATTCTCGAGCATCTCGGGCGAAGAGGTGCGGACGCATCCTGACAGGGTGATGAACGTCGCGATCGTTGTCGAGAACATTACATATTCGGAAATCGTATGACGGTTCTGCTCTGGTCGTCGCTGACGCCGGCTGAGCAGGTCACGCTCATCGAGGGGCGCCAGGTCTTCTACGATGCCGGCTGTGATCTGCTCGACTCTGACGACGTTTTGATCGAATCGCTCGGCTCCGACTTTCTGGCGGCGGGGTCAAGTGTCGACCGTGGCATCTTTCGGACGCTTCACGGGTCGTGTCGGCTGAACCTTGCCCGCGAGGTGGCGTGGGGCTCGCAGCGGCTCCGGCCGTACATGCTGGTTTCGTCCGACGGTGCGACGTGGTATCGGCTGAACCTGGGTGTGTTTTTGCCGTCTACACCGGAGCGCCGTATCGGTGAGATCCCGCCGACATGGCAGGTCGAAGGTTTCGACAAGCTCGACGTGTTGAACACGCCGCACGGCGTCACTTATTCGCTGGCGTCGGGTAGTGCGATCATCGCTGCCGTCGAGGCGTTGATCACCGGGGCGGGTGAGGCGAAGGTCAGCATCGACCAGACGGCGGCCGCTACAACGTCGGCTGCTGCTCGGGTGTTCCCGTTGGCCGACGAGACAACGACGCTGCAAATCGTCAACGACCTCCTCGAGTCGATCGGCTACCGGGCGTTGCGTGTTGACCGTGACGGATGGTACCGGTCGGTCCCGTATCTGTCGCCCACCGATCTGCCGACGGTCTGGACGTACAGCGCCGATTCGGTGTCTACGACGGTGAGCGAATCCCGCACCAGCATTTCGGACTATTACCAGGCGGCTAACGAGATCATCGGTGTCAATGATGATGCGACGGCGGCGGCGGCACCGGTCGCCGGTACCGGGCTTTACACGCTAACGAATCAGTCTGACGGTTTGACTTCAATCGACGGTCGTGGCGGGCGAACGATCCGCCGTATTATTCGCGGCACGTACGCCTCACAGGATGCGTTGGAGACTGCGGTGTTGCGGGTCATGGATGCGGAGTCTCGTGTTGCCCGGCTGTTCGAGCTGTCGGTGTCACCGAATCCGATTCACGGCCATTCCGGCGTCGTCGATTTCGTTGATAGTTCCGTTCCGGTCGATGGCCGGTTTCTGGTCACAGCATGGTCTTTGCCGCTCGACGGCAGCGATATGAAACTCAGTTTAAGGGGAGTGTGAAATGTTGGTAACTGGTGGGCGAACCCAAGAGATTACTTGGGGTGAGGTGGCGGCTACGTCGCCGTTGACAGTGTTATTCGCGGGGGATGCTACGGCATCTCCGGTCGCGTTGAAGGATGCGTCGTTGACGTTGTCGGTTGCCGACAAAGTGATGCTCGCGAAGGTCGGCAAGCCTGACGGCTGGGCCGTCGTGTTGAAGCTGGGAGCGACCTGATGGGCACATATCTTTCAATTGCCCACCAAACATCCCCGTTCGTAACCACGTATAAACGGGCGGGCGACGTACTCACTAAACTCTCCAACCCTGCCACCCTGCCGACGGGTGTTGGCTACGGCGCTTCATGGTCGCCTGACGGTACATATCTTTCAATTGGTCACACCACATCTCCGTTCGTTACGACGTATAAACGGACCGGTGACACCCTAGTCAAACTCTCCGACCCCGCCACCCTCCCGACGGGTCTTGGCCTCGGCGCTTCATGGTCGCCTGACGGTACATATCTTTCAATTTCCCACCAAACATCCCCGTTCGTAACCACGTATAAACGGGCGGGCGACGTACTCACTAAACTCTCCAACCCTGCCACCCTCCCGACGGGTCTTGGCCTCGGCGCTTCATGGTCGCCTGACGGTACATATCTTTCAATTGCCCACCAAACATCCCCGTTCGTAACCACGTATAAACGGGCGGGCGACGTACTCACTAAACTCTCCAACCCTGCCACCCTCCCGACGGGTCTTGCCAGCGGCGCTTCATGGTCGCCTGACGGTACATATCTTTCAATTTCCCACCAAACATCCCCGTTCGTAACCACGTATAAACGGGCGGGCGACGTACTCACTAAACTCTCCAACCCTGCCACCCTGCCGACGGGTAATGGTCGAAGCTCTTCATGGTCGCCTGACGGTATATATCTTTCAATTGGTCACAGCACATCTCCGTTCGTTACGACGTATAAACGGACCGGTGACACCCTAGTCAAACTCTCCGACCCCGCCACCCTGCCGGCGAGTTCCGGCCGAGGCGCTTCGTGGTCGCTCAACCTGAACGCCCCACCGACGGCTCCGACATGGACGGCACCAGCAGACAACAGCTACAACGACATCGACTCGGCCCTGCTGCTCGACTGGACCTTCAACGACCCCGATGCTGATTCGCAGTCATCCTACGCGCTCAGCAAGTCGGTTGACGGTGGCGCGCTCAGCTACTGGAATGCGGGCACGTCGGCGTGGGTCGGCGCCGAGGTCGAGAACCCGACAGCGACCACGTCGGTTACGCTCGCTTCGTCGTGGGCCGCCGACGGCGAAAGCATCGAGTACAAGGTCAAGACGTGGGACGCCGCCGCTGCTGGCCCGTATGGCTCCGGCCTGACGGTTAACGGTGCGACCGCGACACCGCCGACGATCACGGCCCCGGCAACGTCCGCCGTCCTCGCGTCATCTTCGGAAGATGTCTCATGGACGGTGGCAGCACAGGCCGCCTACCAAGTCCGCGTTCTGTCATCGGTCGACGCCGAGCTGTATACGACCGGCAAGGTCACGGGCGCGGTCACGGAGGTGACGCTCGGCTACGTCTTTACTGACGGGCAGACCGGCCTTAAGATTGAACTGACGACCTGGAACGCCAGCGACGTCCCCGGCGTCGATACGAACACCGGCATTTCCGTCAGCTTCACGCCACCGGCCACGCCTGTCCTCACCGTCTCGGCCAACGCTGCCGGATATATTTCGGTGGCGATAGCGGACCCGACCCCGACCGGATCGCAGCCGACCGTCGTTACGCACGACATTTACGTGCGGGTTGCCGCTGGCGGCAGGCAGTCAGGTCAGCGAACCGTCAATGACGACGGTATCCGAATCTCAACGGGCACAGTCCCGACGAACGGCACCTACCTCGACTACGCCGCGGCTTCTGGCGTAGCGTTCGAGTACAGGACGCTGGCCGTAGCGGGCGGAGCCACGGCCTACTCGGCCTGGACGTGACCCGATGCGGATGATCGCGACGGGGAGCGGGCCGGGGACCGGCTGGGTCACTACCGGCCCCGGCATCCAACGCAACGCCACAGCGGGCAACGTAGACGCACGAGGATCGTACTACCGGTTCGCGTCCGAGCAGGATTACGCACCGCCCTACGTCTGGTCTGGCTCCGTCCGCACCATCTCGCTGATGTCGCCGCCCGTATTCGAGGACGGCACGCCGGCGCACTATCGGCCGGGGCTCGTCTTCCATCCGATGTACGGGTCGAGCACGACGCCGGCCGCCGGCAACGACGAGAACGTACTGATCGGCCTCGGCACATACGACCGGCCCGCCGGCCATGTCGGGATCTCGGCGGAGCTGAGGATGGAGCGGCCGTCAAAACCGTACGGTTCGCGGTCCGGTTATGCCCGTAAGCATGTCCGCGGTGTTACGCCGTCGCCGTTCTTCGATGGCGAATGGCACGACTTCGAGGTCACCGTCCACAGCCACGATCACTACACGCTCACATGGGATGGCGTCGTGTTGGCCGACGTGCTCGAGAACTCGCCGGCCACGATGGCGGGGCGCAACCGGGTCGGGCTGCGCTGCGACTTCACCGACATTGAAATCAAAGACTTCAAGGTCACGACCGAACAGGGGGCCGCCACTATGTCAACGGTTCACCCTCGCGAAGACTGGCAGGATCCGGCGCGACCGGTCGCCGGCCCAGCGGTAAAGAGTGTCGGCGGTGCGTGGGTCATCCACTATCCCGGCGGCGGCAGTTTCGAGCCGCTCACCGACGATCAGGTCGCCAAGTATCTTCGCGGCATCCAGGCCAGCTACCTCGACGGCCGCGGCTACTCGATCGGATACAGCTTCGGCGTCGCCCAATCCGGCAGCACCTGGGAACTCCGAGGCAACGACATCAACCCAGCGTCGAACCCTGGCCGCAAGCTCAACGCCGGCAACTTCAACGACGTGTCACGCTCCATCTTCGTCATGGTCGGCAACGACAACGAAGCCAGCCCCGAAGCGGTTGCAACCATCAACGCGATCATCGCAACCCGCCCCGGTTGGCCCGTCGTCACGCACGGAGACGTCGACTATACGGCGTGCTGTGGTACAGGGCTCATCGCCCAGGTCCGCGCCGGCACCATCGGTCAGCAGGTCGCACCCCCAAAGACATCTCAACCCGACATCACACCAATGACAGACGAGGACGACATGCTCAACGCAACATCACTATGGCGGCCCGAGGGGTACGCCAACATCTTCGCTGTCACACCGGACGGCGCCCGGCACCTCGGCGGCGAAACATTCAACGACCTGACCCGCAGACTCAACGCCGCAGGGCAAAGCTCGGCGGTCATCGTCTCAGGCCACAAGCAGGAACTTAAAAGTGTGTTGGCTCTCGCCGGACTCACGACCGCCGACCTGATTAAGACCATCTGACATGTGGTCGCTCATCGCATCCGCGGCCACCGATAACCAGTCGTCGATAGCGATCTACGGCGCGTTCTCGTTGCTGACCGTCGTCGTCTCCACCGCCGGCCTTGTCATCGTGCAGAGAATGAAACGGTCCAACACTGTCGACCACGGCCAAGTCATCTCCGAACTGAAACTGTTGACCGTCGGCCAAGAACAACTGTCAAACATCGTTGTACGACATATCGAACACGACCACAACCAAAGGGGAACCAATGAACATCATCGCCGCACTGCGTAACGAAGCCCGAATGATCTGGTCACTAGCTGACGACGGCACCAAAGCCGCGATCCGCACCGCCTACCAGAACGTACAAGCCGCAGTCGCCATCGCACTGTTCGCTGCCGCATCATCCGTTGTTGCTTGGGCATCAGGTGCCGACGTTGACCTGCTCGACACGATCGCTGTCGGCCGCACCGCTATCGGTGTCGCCGCGCTCGCCGCGATCGCATCGTTGAAGGCCTACTACATGAACCGTGGAGACAAGGGCGCACGCTACGACAACTGAGAGACACCACCGAACACCCGAAACCGTGAAGGCAACCAAAGGGGAAACATGGGATTAGCAGACGCAATCAACGAAACACGCAACACACCCGCCAAACGGCTCAAGGTGGACGTCATGCTCGAACAGATGGACGCAGACGACGCCGCAGCGCTCGACGTCGCGCTCCGCGACCTGACGCTGACCGCCGGCAAACTGTCCGAAGCGCTCCGCCGCAACGGCACGCCTATCACCGAAAACCCAATCCAAGAATGGCGGCGCCGGAATCTGGAGGTTGCAGCATGAGTTTACGAGACGCACTCAAAGCTGGCGATGACAAGCGCGTTGGCAACAAACTCATCATGGACATGGCCGAAGGTCTAATTGCCCGCGGCATCGACGCATCCGAACTCGGCAGACTCGCCAGCCTTAAAGTCAACTCTTCGGAGTGGAACAGTCTGACAAAAGACGCCGACGGCGAAGCACACCTACACGACCTCCGCGGCATCAAGCTGTCAGCCGAATGGTTCACTGAGCCCGAATGGCCGGTAGTCCAGCAGGCGAAGCCGATCAAGTACGTCCCGGCCAAGACGCGAAGTGTAAACGGCGCGAAACATACCGTCATCTTCCCTGACCAACAGTACGGGATACGACGCATCGACGGCGAATTGATCCCATGTCACGACCGCGAAGCCATCACCGCATCGCTTGTCGTCGCGAAGGCCATCAAGCCCGACCGGATCACCAACCTCGGGGACCTCATCGACCTGCCAGAATGGTCGCTCAAGTTCACACAAACACCCGAACTACAAGAGACAACCCAACCAGCAGTCGATGAGGCGTACCGGGATCTGACCCGTCAGCGTGAGATTTGCGACGACATCGACATCCTCGAGGGCAACCACGACGACAGGCTTGCTATCGCCGTCACCACGAACGCCCAGGCGGCGCTCAGGTTGCGTCAGGCCAACACGACACCGGACACGTGGCCCGTGTTGTCTCTGCCCCACCTGCTGCGTCTGGACGAACTCGGGATCACCTATCACGACGGCTACCCGGCGAACCGTACGAAGATCGCGAACGGCACCGACGAGCAGACGCCGCTCTACGCCGTGCACGGCGAGGCGCTCGACATGATGAAGCTCGCTAAGCAGTCGCGGCAGTCCTACATTCAGGGCCATATCCATCGGCGCGCGTCGTTCACTGAGACGTTTGAGATTGACGGTCGGCCAACGATGGTGACTGCGATGACACCGGGCTGTCTCTGCCGGATTGACGGTGCGGTGCCTTCCACGAAGTCGGCTAAGACACGTAAGCGGCCGCTGACCCGTTGGGAGAACTGGCAGCAAGGTATGGCGGTTATCACTGAATGGGATGATGGTGATTGGGCTGCAGAGATCATCCCGATTCACCGTGGTCGCGCCTTGTATCGCGGCAAGACGTTCGATGCGGCATGAGGTACACACTCGTCTTCGCTGCCGGTGCCGTGTCCGGTGCTGTTGCTGTGATGGTCGTCGACATGGTCGAAATGTTGATCCAAATGTTCAGCGACGATGACATGATGTAGCTATAACCCTTCGTTGCCGTTCGGTGGCGAAGGGTTATAGCCGACACAGATCGAGTAAGCCGGGGTCTCCCCAGGTGCGGCCAAGGTCGTTGCCCCGGCGCACGTCACTGACGTGTCCTTTGCAACGCCGGCAACGGTATATGTGGCCTACTCGGGCGAGGTGAGGTACGGCGTCGGGCAGACGTGTCCGGCGCCCTCACTGAAACAAGATCCCCGCTACCACGGGGTAGATCGACGCATCGGCTCGCGCCTCCCCCTGCGAGCCGATGCGTCTTTCGTCGTTTTCAGGCAGCTTGCTGGTCGTTCCAAAACGCAGGTGTCGCTAGTGGCTTAATCAGTGGCCAGATGCGACAGGCGTGATCCTTGCCGTCAAGCATGGCGAACACGACGCCAGGGTGATCGCATGTCTTGATGATCTCAGCCAACTGTCGACGCTCGCCGCCAGCTGGCAGGGACTTAAACACCAAGCAGGCCCCATCCTCGATCAAGGTGAACTGTTCCATGATGTCGGCAACAGTCGCGTGCACCCAGTCGTAGAACTCATCCGGCACCGTTTCCAGTAGTTCTGTGAGTGGGTGCCCGTTGCTCAGCAGCTCCCAGATCGTACGCGTGTTAACACCGGTCAGCAGTTTGTGCAGTCGCACGTAGTTCGGGAACTTGGCCTTAGCTCGCGTTCCGTTCGGCCAGCGCAGCACGTACCCCTCGGCGTTCGGTTCGTCCATCCCCGCAATGTCGGCAAGCGTGAGATGGTGCTGGGCTGCCGACGACCCCGGCCAACCAAGCGCACCGCAGTCAACACCGGTTTCAATGTCGATGCAGGTGAGTAGGACCAACTCGGCGCGCTCGCCGTACTCAACAACGATTCTGTTCTCTGGGTAGATGATTTCAAAGAGCGGCGTCGTGCCGTCAATGAGCATTGACTGAAGCCAACTGGCGCACCTGGGGTTTGATTCCAGCCACCCCATTGCCCATATCGCCTGCTCTGATGTGAACGAACCGCGAGTCGAGATAGCGGGGTCGCCCTCCGGCGTCAGGTAGCCAATACCAAGAGAGCCGTCCAGCTTCTCATCAACGACCGGGACACCGTCAGGGATGGTCGCGAGCTGTTCAAGGTTGAAGAACTTTCGGAACGGCCGAGCGACGACGTCCCCGCTCGTCGTGGTGATGAGTCCGCGCGATATCAGCGTGGCGTCGTTCCACTCATTGTCATACTGGGCGCGCTGCGCGTAGTTATGGATGAACAGTCGACCAGTTTCATCGGTCTTGCGGTGCACGAAGCCCTCATCAATCATGCGTTCCATCAATTCAAGGTCGACAATGTCGCCTAAGTGGGTTACTGTCTTGCTCATTGGCTCAATTCCTTCTCTCGTAGGTCTGTGACCAGGGACTATTCACACAGGGCCGTCTAAGGCGTTCAAACCGGCACCGTGGGCACTGATGGCAGGCGTTTCCAACCCTAAAGCACGATCAGACGCCGAACCAATCAACTTGCGGCCCTCCGGTGTCGCATGAACGTAAATCATCGTCGTCGCCAACTGGGCATGACCCAACTGATCCTTGACCACGGCGAGCGGGACACCAGAGTCCGCGGCCATCGTCGCATACCAGTGGCGAAGATCGTGAATACCGATCGTGTCGAGGCCGTGCAGCTTACGGAACCGCGACCACGTGACGTTCAACGACCCCGGCGACCTCGGCACACCGCCACCAGCATCAGCACGCCAGTTCGGGAACACCCACTGCGACGACCCGTTAGCATTAACGTAGACCCACTGCTCGATCAGGACGGCGTTACCGGTCGCGCCAAGCTCAACCTCACGCGTCCGTTTACCCTTCGTCTCCTTGATCGTCATAGCCTTACCCGCAGGCTGTACTACCGAATGGCGTATGACCATCACGGCAGCATCCCGATCCCAGTCAGCCCACTTCAAACCGACGACCTCGCCACGGCGTACACCTGTCGACAAGATTAGTTCGATACAACGCGACCATTCGGCACGCATCCGGCTCGAGCTGGCGGTCACGCCTCTACCGTCAGTATCGGTGCCGGCGCGCAGTAGCTCGCGTATCCGTCTGATGTCGTCGTCGGATGGTGGTGTGATCTCGGCCGGCACATGGATCGACGGTGTGGCTTGACGGGTAGCGACCCTCGGCAAATCCTGTTTATGGTTGCCGTACATGAGCACCATCCGTAGATGTTTGGCGGCGTTCGCAACTGTCGCTTTCGTTGCTCCTGCCGCCAACAGCTCGTCGTAGTAGTCGTCAATCATTTGGCCTGTCAATGATGCCGCTTGAATCTTTCCGAAACGAGCCGTCAAACGCTTCGCCCAATGCTCGTAGCCGTAGATGGTGGTCGGGCTTCGTTCCTGGCGCATCTTGGCCCGCAGCCAGTCATCGACGAGCTTGCCGACCGTGCCCTGCCCGAGCACGCCGGTTGTCAGGTCGGCTTCAAGCTCTTTGGCGACACCCGGAGCTTTACGTCGCGCTGCTGTCAGGTTGTTGGCCTCAAAGTTCCGTGACCGTTGCACCCGCTTGCCTCGCACTTGGGGCATCTCCATACGGACACGCCACTTGGGGCCCTTGATGTGCTGCAACTTCCAGGGCGTCGTCATTCGGGCTTCACGGGGTAGGCGACTCCGCCAGGGACGAGCGTGCCAGCAACGGTATGGAGAACGTGCGTGTCTACGACGAAGCCGCACAGCCTCAACCTGGTGAGGTTTGGCCCGAGCGTCGTCCTCATATCGAAGCAGTTGTCAGGAATATCACGAGACTTTGACGAGTCCACGACTGCAACGGGTGCCCCGAGCGCAAGCCGACCGTGCACCGTGCGTAGGAGCCTGTGATTCAGTTCGGCACCGATGACGAGCGTCTGGTCGCTGACGATCTCCACGATAGGCGGATAGCCGAGGCCGTTGCAGTGTTCGCAATGTTCCGTGCTGTCGCCTGGTTGCATCCCGACCCATCCGCCATAGCACGAATCCTGATCGCATTTCACCCAGCCTGCCAGCCATGTGATCGACGGCATCTCGTTGGGTAGCAGCCATTTGCTGTCTGCCGGGAACATCTTTCGGGCCACAGCTTCCGGTAACACAACCTGCTGGACCCGCCGTTCTGTCGTCGTCATTGCTCGCTCGTTTCCGTAGGATGTTCTCGGTAGTGCATTCCGTGTCACACTCGGTGACATGGCCTAAATCGGCCGGACTTGAAAATCGGTTGTTACACCAGGTCAGTATACACAAAGCGCCTCTCTAGCTCAATGGTAGAGCAGTGGACTTTTAATCCATCTCGGGCTAGATGTGAGCGAATGTCAGCGTAGGCGTAAGGCTGTGAGCAGGTGTTATGCAGAAGGCTTATGAGTTTCCCCTTGTAATCGGGTCGATTTCCGTGACATTTTCCGTGACATGGTGAGAGTTCGCACTTGCGTACTACACCACGCAGACGGCTCGTTCATGTAGCGTCCTTCCGGTTTGGTGCTTGGAGGGTGCCGACACAGACCTGATCGATCACGTCACGGATGCCAGCCTCCGCCGGCCAGTCGTTCGTGAGGTCGTTGGCGTAACGGTAGACCGCACGCTTCGTGGCCTCAGCGATCTCGGCAGCGAACAACTCGGCCGCATCAGCGCGCCCCGTCACCGCTATCAACGCCTGCTCGGCCTCTTCGAGTTTCACGATTGAGTCAAATGCTCTGGCGGCTCCCGGCACCACGGCGCACAGAGGCACCGGCCACGCCGCGCTCAGGTTGAGCGCCGCCAGCCGAAACGGTAGACGCTTGGCGTTCTCGTCCGTCCCTGTCAGGCCGGCAATCGTTACCGATCTTCTGCTTGTCGGTTGCTGGTCGCTCATGGTTCCCTCTTCCGGTACTTGCGTGGCATTATGCCGCCCGGTGACTCGGTGACGACGGTAGTAACCACGCCATCGATCTCCGTGGTCGTCGTGACTGTGCCGTCAGGGTCCGTGCGTTTCGTCCTGTGATTCCACGGGCCACCCTCAACCCAATCCCACTCGATGCTGGCCACGCCCACACCCCATCTACTTGTCGGTTGCTGGTCGCTCATGCCGTCACCTCGGCTGGTGTGGCGTACGTGGCGCAAGAGGTGAAGCCGGACTGGCCGGGCGTCTTTGATACGTGGTGCCATACGATCGTCCATCTCGGCAGGTAGATCCCTTCGCCGCAGTGCTTGCACAACGTGGCGGGCTTCGTGAGGCGCTGCCATTTGGCACTTGCTGTGCCGTAGCTCAGTGACCCGTACTCGTTGACCATCGCGAAACGGTCGGGATTGACCGGGCTGACACCAACAAAATATTCGGCGTCAGGATCGGGCCATTCAGCAACGGCGATCAGGTCGCCGTTCACCATCTCATCGACGGTGACGGGTGTACGTGTCATGGCGGTCATGTCGTCCCCTTCTCTGTCATTTTCGTACCCTTTTTGGTACTGTTTCGGCTTCGGGTTTTGACGTCCCGCTGATAGTTGCGCTCAGCCACCAGGCAAGCGGCACAGACCGGCTCACCGTTGCGTCGATGCCGAACCGCTGCCGAACGCGTTCCGCACGGCTGCAACACTCGAGGCAGACCACCACGGAGGCGGGCCCGGTACTCGCGGGCCCGCTTGGCCTCGGCCTCCGTCACGCTGCCTCATAGAACATCGGAGCGCCGTCGCAATCGCTGTCTGACTCAATGAACCCGTAGGCACAGTCGTCGTCACCCTCGACCAACACGCCGCCATGAGTGACGCAATACTCCATCCCCTCAACCTCGGTCATGCCGGGCGCCGAGCAAATGACGACATCACCGGGAAGGAGTTGGACCTCACTGAGTATCGGACGTAAACGTGCGAATCATCCCCACCGCTCGGCTCCGCCATCTCAAGCGCTGAGGCGATGGCTGCGGCGACTCGCTTGTTGAAAGCGTCCGGCAGCGGCTGGCGCTTGCTCGGAACGCAATCAAAATCAACTATCAGCTCCCCATCAATGAGGAGCTGATAGTTTGACTTGACGCTCACTTACCCCACCCGGTCATCAGGCGCACGTGATCGGCTGCCCAGGTCTCGGTCATCGACCGGATCGAGAAGGCTGCGGAGTGTCCGCATCCGTGGCACGTGGCCTTGAAGCCGTCGAGCGCTCCATCTTCCGTGGCTGGCGAGGCCGCGACCGTGGTCTTGGTTGCGAGGGTGTGGGCCATGATGGCCTCCTTGGCCGTTTGGCCGGTAGCGGGGAGCGGGGTTGCTTCCATGTAGGTAACTGTAAACACATACCGTCACAGTGTCAAGCACATTTATCGTCGCCAGCGAAAACAAATCTGAAATTACCTCTTGCGCTGCCCGTAACAAAAGATTACGTTACGTGACATGCAGTTGAACCGTGAAGCGCTCAAGGCGATTCGGAAACGGTCAAACATCAGCCAAACGGCGTTCGCCGCAACCGCTGGGATTGACCGCCCGACATACGCCCACATCGAAGCCGGACGCCGCCAAGCGACCGACTCCCAAATCATTGCCATAGCGGGGGCGCTCGTCGTTCCGCTCGCAGCGGTCGCTACCACCGTCGAGGTGGCGGCGTGATCGTCATTCTTCTCCGCCTTCGTCTCAAGGCGTTCACCCGATGAGCGCCATGACACGCACACCCGTCACCGTCGACGAGATGGTCAACGGCGACCTGATCGCACATAGTGACTGGGCCGACGATATGGCCGTGACGTTCATCGGGCGCATCCCGTCAGACCGTAGCTTCGTCACACTCCTACGCAACGGTAATCCTGCCATCCGCTACGACAATGGCAACTGGCGGCGTCTCACGAAGCCCGCCACGTTGTGTGAGTGCGGCCTGGCGATCGTTGAGTCAGATGCTGGGTGGCTGCATGAGGCCAGCGGCATGATCGTTTGCGTATCCCGTAGGGCCACACCAGCCGAGGTGACGGCATGAACGACTCCGACATCATGGGCATCAAGGCGGCATCGAGACTGCTGCGCCGAGATCCCAAAACTGTCTACCGGATGGTTGCAGACGGCGACATTCCGACCCTTCAACACCGGACCGAAAACGACAAAGTCCAGTTTTCCCGCACCGCCATCGAAGCGTTCAACCGTCGCCGTGGCGAACTCGCAGCCGAAGCCGACGCAGAACGGCGCGCATCGTGAGCGCCCGCACTGATGCCGCCTGGGAGCTGTGGCTCGCCAACCGTCTCGCCGTCCAAGCGTTACGGCGTGCCGACCGTGCCGGCCTGACCGGACGCGACCGGACACCGAAGACCGGCCCGAACGGTGAAGACCTCGTGCACGGACTCGCAACCTACAACAAGCACCGTTGCAGCTGCGACGACTGCCGGGGCCCAAAGAACGCCTACATGGCCCAGTGGCGAGCAGAGCAACGCCTAGCCGATCGTGAGGCAGCAGCATGAACAAGCATCAGCGTGACGCACTGATCGCCGCACTCCAAGTGCCGCCGAATGAGGGCGGCTACAAGAAAGGCAAGTACACGCTTGTTGAGGAAGGGCTCCACGGTAAACCTGACCGTTTCTGTTGTCTCGGTGTTGCCTGCGACATCTTCGGACTTTGGGAGAAGGACGGCTACGACCAGCCCGAAGGCCTCAACCCGAAGCAAATGCGGACGCTAGGAATGTCAATCTCAGAGCACGACCTACTCGCCAAGACCAACGACAGGAGCGACACGTTCGGCCCGGTCATCGCAGCATTGCGGGGCATGTGATGAGCGGCACCGACGCACGCCGCCAATGCCCCTGTGGTCGCTGCCAGACAACAACCCCCCGTCGAGCCGACATTGTTGCAGTTCTTGCACTAGGTGCAACAGGTGCAGCGTGGATCGTTACGTCAACAGGTGGCTGGGGCTCACTGCTCGGCATCGGCTTCCTTGTTGCTTCCGCCGTGTACGGGCTCGTTTACGTCGGAGACGGCAGCGAATGAACTGCTCCGTGTGCCGCAACTGTCGCGAACTGATTTATCTCCCGGCATGGACCTCGCACGTCTGGCATCACACCTCCCACGGTGACGCCGCATGCCGACGAACCATGTTTGCCGAGCCCGACGAATACACCGGCCCCCGCTGCGTCTCCTGCTGGGAGCCGACCGCCTACCCCTACAAGGGGCTTTGTACCGCCTGCAACACCCGCACACCACAACCCGCAACCGAAAGGCCAACACCATGACAATCACCAACCCTCTCCGCCTCGCTGTCGGATCTCACGAAGCCGGTAGCGGCAAAGGATGCGCGATGAACGTAATCAGCTGGGAAAACGGGGACACGAAGATCACCGACTTCCCCGACTGCTCTGATCAGCTGTTGACCCGCATTGTGCAACGTGTCAACGACACAATTTGCAACCATCGTGACGGTGATCTGTTGTGCGCTCCGTGCTCGCTGATTGTCCTCAAGTTGGGGCATCGCACGGTCGGTACCGGGACGGTCGATCTGACCGATCTTGAACGTCGCACGATTTTGGTGAGGATTGCTGCCGACCAGGCGCGGCAGGTGCAGCATTTAAACGCTGACCTGAGGGTTGATGCGGCAATCTTGGCTGCTGAGGCATGGGCTGATAATCCAACCGAAGAGAACGGCAACGCCGCCGCCAAAGCCAACGTCGCCGCCAACGTCGCCGGCTACGCCGCCGCCTACGCCGCCGCCGCCTACGACGCCGTCACCTACGCCGCCTACGCCGCCACCTACGCCGCCGCCGCCGCCAGCTACGCCGCCGCCAACGCATCGACTGCCTACGCCGCCACCTACGCCGCCAAAGCCGACCCAGACCAACGACTCAACCTGGCGCACCGGGCCATCGACTTATTCGAGCAGCTCACCAGCCATGTCGCCCCAGCGCCAGACGAAACCGTCACGCTCAAAGCACTCGAATCGATGCTCGCATGAACACCGACAATCTGAGCCCACGCGAATGGCAAGAACGCCTCGACGAATACGAGAAGTCTGACCTGTTCGCCCGCGACTGTGCATCCAACATGTCCGCAGACCACACCCCGCCAGAAGCCGCAAGCAAAGCCGTCATCGACGCCTACGGGCCCGAAACCCTGGCAGACGCCGAACACGAACCGTTCCTGCTGGCCCGGCCCTGGCGTAAAAACCAGCCGACCATGTTGGCCGAAGTCATCGCGCTACGCCCACAGCCAACGCCAGACGACGCCGCATGACCGTGACGCTGATCGCCATCGCCATCGCCGGATTATGCCTCGGCTGGCTTGTGTGCACTTTGACGCTCACCGCTTCCGCCTTAAAGGGATGGAAAAAGTCCAACGACGGATGGAAAAAGTCCATCGACGGATGGCAACTGACCATCGACGGATGGCAACTGACCATCGAACTATGCCAGGAACTCAACGAAGAGCTGGAGGCGCGATGACCGTCATCGTCGACGAGCAGCCCGGTCGCCCAACCATCTGGTGGTTTGTAACTCCTGGCGACGAACGGGAAGCCGGCAACCATCAAGGCCTTTACCTCGAAACACATGTCGGCCAGCTCGACCAGGTCGGGCTTTCCGTCGCCGGTGAACGTGACCTGGACTGGGACGAAGCGATCTCCATCGTTGACCACTACGACATCGCTGACCCGTCGCTTGTTCGAGCCGAGACGCTCGCTATCGCCGCCGCTCTCATCTCCATGACAAACCAAATCACCACAGAACAGGCAGCAGCATGACCGACACGACCGCAATCACCGCACCAGGCATCTACGACATCAGTGACGAGGTGTATCACGCAGACCCGATCGAAGGCGGCTCACTGTCATCGTCGGGTGCGAAGACCATCCTGAAAGCGCCGGCACTGTTCAACCACCAGCAGCACGCCGGCCAAGAATACAAGGACGTGTTCGACTTCGGGACCGCAGCGCATAGCGTCGTTCTTGGCACCGGCTCATTGCTCGCCGTACTCGACTTCAAGGACTGGCGGGCAAGCGGAGCAGTGGCAGCGAAGAAGGAAGCCCGGCAGGCTGGACTCACGCCGATCTTGACGAAAGACAAGGTCATTGTCGATGCGATGGCTGAAGCGCTTAAAGGCTGCGCTCAGGCTGTCGGGCTGCTCGACGGCCGGAAGGGTAGGGCTGAACAGTCGGTGTTCTGGGAGGACTGCGGCGCCTGGTTCCGCGCCCGACCTGACTTCCTTTACAACGAGCCGCGTGACGGCGAAGACTACCTGATCTGCGTTGACTACAAGACGACACTAGACGCATCGGACTCAGCGTTCGAGAAGACGATCATCAACTACGACTACCACATGCAGGCAGCGCATTACAGCGCTGGTGTTGAAGCGGTCACTGGTCTGCCAGTCAAGTTTGTGTTCATTGCGCAAGAGAAGACGGCGCCTTACTTGGTTAACACCTTCATCCTGAGTAACTCGCTGCTTGCGATGGGCTCAGAGCGCATGGACCAGGCGATCACAGTGTGGCGCGAGTGTCGGGCAACGGGTGTCTGGCCTGGCTATCCGCCCGAGACGAAGATTGCAGTCGCTTCGCATTGGGCGACCCAGCAGCACGAAGACAACCGTGAGAAGTGGGGGATGGCCTCGTGAGTATTGTCCACGAGGTACAAGACGCAGAGCGCCGGACGCTACGAATCCTGGTGGCACGCATCGAGCTACTACTAGCGGAAGCCGACGCCGATATCAGGTCAGGTGACGACTGGAGCGCCGTATCAGTCCACGTCGGTGATAGTGCGGAAAAGCTCTCGTGAGTACCCGTTACGAAGCGCAGGCCATCGCACCCGGTCGAGGCATCACCGTCTACTCACCGTGGGCCGACATTGAACGCGACCACGTACCCGCAGCCGTGCAAGAACTGCTCGACCCGGTCGAAGTCCGCTACGTCACGATTGCCGCCCAAGACAACATCGCACATTCCTACCGCAGAAAGAAGCCATGACATGAGCAACGCTCTCGACCTTCCGAATGACAACACCGCAACGAAACGAACGATCGGCACCGAGCTAACCAAGTTTCGGCCTGTCTTCTCCAAACTGCTCGCAGACACAGGTATCAGCGAAGAGTCGTTTATGGCGACGATCGCCCAGGCGTATCGCAGTACACCGAAGCTCGATCAGTGCGACATATCGAGCGTGCTCGGTGCTGGCCTCCGATGCGCCCAATTAGGGCTCACACCGAACGACCCTCGCAACCTTGCATGGATCATCCCCCGCGGCCACGAAGCCACCTTCCAGCTCGGCTACGGCGGCATCATGGAGCTTGCCCGGCGTGCCGTTCCTGGCCTCAAGTTTGACGGGCACACCGTCTACCCGAACGACGAGTTCAATCTTGACTACGGCACCAACGAACTGACGCACAAGCCGAACCTGCATGACCGGGGCGGCGAAGCGTACGCATGGTATGTGCGGGCAACGTTCCCCGATGGCACCGTACAGATACAGGTGCTTGACCGGGCTGGCGTTGAGTATCACAAGGGCTTCTCGAAGATGGGGAACGCCGGCATGTGGAAAACGAGTTTCGACGCTGCAGCCCTCAAGTCTTGTGTGATCGATTTGAAACGTTGGTTGCCAGCATCGCCGCAACTCGCAGCAGCTATCGCCGCCGATGACACGGCTATCAAGATCGAGCAGCTCGAACCGATCGAACCTAACCACGTTGAGAGCGCCGGCGACATTCGCCATGAAGTGCTCACACCCGACGCCATCACCAGCGGCGCAGCATGATGCGACCCACCACATCCGCCGCTCAAGAATCAGCACGCAGTAAACGCAACTCGAAGCGATACCACCTACGCCAGAAGATGACGGTCGAATGGGTCAAACTCCATGAGCCCGACGTGTGGGAGCAAATCCGCGGCTACGTCGACAGGCGGCACGCATGAGCGGCGTCGAGAACCCTGGCCCGTTCACCATCACGAAGACCAGCCATTCCCGCAATCCCTGGCGTATCACCGACGGCAACGGCACAACCGTTGCCTTCGAGAGCGACGACATCGAGATCCACGGATCAATCCACCGGCTCACACGGCAGGGCTACCCGACTAAAGCCGCCGCGATCGAAGCACTCGGACGGCTTGCCGGCGAACTACTCCGGCGACTCAACGAGGGGCGCTGGTTATGAGCGGCGCCGTAACTATCGGCATCGACCCTGGCTTAGACGGTGCTATCGCCTACATGCAATACGGCCAGCTCGTCAACGTTGTGGACATGCCGACATTCACGATCAAGGTTGCGGGCAAGATGCGGCGCGTCATCGACGTTGAGCGTCTCCGATTGGTCATTCAAAACGTCCCCTACGGCACAGACGCCGGCGACATTGTCGTCATCGAGCAGCAGTCGACACGCCCCGGCCAGTCCGCACAGTCAGGCCTTAAAACCGGTATCGGTTACGGCCTCATTATCGGCGTCGTTGTCGGCCTCGGCCACCCCTACCGGATCGTGACACCGAAGCAATGGAAGAAGCCGTTCGGCCTCACTGACGTTAAAGCCGAATCGGTTGCACTCGCCGCCGAACTCTGGCCCGACGCAGCGGAGTCGTTCTACGGCCCTCGCGGTGGCGGCAAAGACGGCCGTGCCGAAGCCGCACTCATAGCCGAATACCACGCCCGCAGCAACAACGAAACGAAGGCAGCATGACGCCATACCAGACATTCCTACATACCAAACAGCGACGACAGCAACCGGCTGGCGTGATCGTAGACCTAGCCGACATCAACCCGATACTCCACGAATGGCAAGCCGACATAACCCAATGGGCGCTACGTAACGGCCGGTCAGCAATCTTTGCAGACTGCGGCCTCGGTAAGACATTTATGCAACTCGAATGGGCCAGGCTGGTCGCTGACCGATGCCTGATCGTCGCCCCGCTATCCGTCGCCCGCCAAACAGTCGGGGAAGGATTAAAGCTCGGCATTGACGTCACCTACGCCCGAGACGAAGCCGAATCGCCTACTGATGGCATCACGATCACGAACTACGAGATGCTTGAGCATTTCAACATGGAGCACTTCGACGCCGTCGTGCTGGATGAGTCGTCAATCCTTAAAAACGTCGACGGCAAGACCCGCCAACGCCTGACCAGTCAAATGGCCGACGTTAAGTATCGGCTTGCGTGCACGGCCACGCCGGCGCCGAATGACGTATCTGAGCTTTGTAACCATTCCGAGTTCCTCGGGATGTTGCCTCGTAACGAGATGCTCGCCGCCTACTTCGTGCATGACGATGTCGGCTGGCGTATGAAAGGCCACGCCGCCGAACCGATGGCTGAATGGATGGCTACATGGGCAGTAGCGCTACGTCGACCGTCAGACCTCGGATACTCCGACGACGGCTACGACCTACCCCCGCTGAACGTCATCCCTGAGGTTGTGGAAGTAGAACTCGAAGCGGACGGGCAGTTATTCCCGACTGAGCTTGGCGGCATCGGTGGCCGCTCAAAGGTTCGGCGGGAAACGCTGGAAGCCCGAGTGGAGCGTGCCGTCGATCTCGTCGGCTCAACCGATGACCAGTGGATCGTATGGTGCGGCCTCAACGACGAAGCGGCAGGCGTGGCTCAATCAATCGACGGAGCAGTCAACGTGGAAGGCGCATGGTCCGCCGACAAGAAAGCCGACGCTCTTGAACGGTTCCAGGAAGGATCGATACGGGTGCTGGTCACTAAGCCGAGCATCGCTGGTTTCGGCATGAACTTCCAGAACTGCCATCGCATGGCATTCGTCGGGCTCTCCGACTCATGGGAATCGTATTACCAGTGCATCCGACGTTGCTGGAGATTCGGTCAAGCCAGCCCGGTAGACGCTCACATCATCGTTTCCGAATTAGAGCAGCAGATCGCTCACAACATCTCCCGCAAGGAAGGCGACGCACTCGCAACAGCGAACCGTCTCGCCCGTCACTCACCAATCAGAAAGCAGACATCGAAATGACTAAGAGAGCAATCAACGAAGCTATGCCAGTCGTGGAACCCCAGCCGTATATCGTTGACGACGCATCCGGCGACATGTGGAACCTAATGCTCGGAGATTCATGCGAACGTCTGGCCGACATCCCGGACAATTCTATTGATCTGTCTGTCTACTCGCCGCCGTTTGCTTCACTGTTCACATACTCGCCATCAGACCGGGATCTCGGCAACTCGTCCGACCACTCAGCGTTCATTGAGCATTTCTCATTCATCCTGTCCGAGATGCTCCGAGTGACGAAACCTGGCCGTAATAGCTGCGTTCACGTCCAGCAGATCACGACGTCAAAAGCGGCGCACGGTGAGATCGGCCTGACCGACTTCAGGGGCGACGTTATCGCCGCCCACATTGCCGCTGGATGGACGTTCTACGGCGAGGTGACCGTGAATAAAGACCCGCAGGCGCAGGCGATCCGCACTAAGGCACACTGCCTCATGTTCGCCACCTTAGACAGAGACTCGGCGTCAAACCGGCCGGCGCTTGCCGACTATCTGCTGATCTTCAAGAAGCCGGGACAGAACGAGGTACCCGTCAAGCCAGATGTCACTCGGGACGAATGGATCGATTGGGCGCAGCCGATCTGGTGGAACATCCGAGAGTCCGACACCCTCAACTATCAGACCGCCAAAGAAGACGCCGACGAACGACATATATGCCCGTTGCAGTTGCCGTTCATTGATCGTTGCGTTCGGCTCTGGTCAAACCCTGGCGAAACGGTGCTCTCCCCGTTCGCTGGCATCGGCTCTGAGGGTGTCATGTCGGTCAAGCGTGGCCGTAGGTTCATCGGCTGCGAACTCAAGCCCTCGTACTGGGCTTCTGGCGTCAAGAACCTGACGAGGGCTGAGTACGAGGCGCAGATGCCGACCCTACTTGATGAAATTGGCGCCGCATGAGTGACGAAGCGGACGCAGTATGAGCGACCCGGCAGACATGACGCACTCGCAACGGTTCGCACTAGCCGACCGGATCGAAACCGAGTTCCGCGCTACCGAATGGGCGCTCCAACCACGCCAACAACGCCACCTCATCGTCTCCATTGCCGACATCACAGGTATCGCAGCATGAACGACGCCGAATGGTATCAGTCGCACCCGTGGCAGCCCGTCGCATGGATGGAACAAGCCGAATGTGTCGGCCTCGACATCATGGTGCCAGACACGCAGTCACAAAGCCATCAGGCACAAGCTGTCTGTGTCGAATGTCCGGTCCGCTCCGAGTGCCTCGAATACGCGCTGGCGGACCCTGGCCTAGTCGGCATCTGGGGCGGCATGACGTACCGGGAACGGCAACGGGAACGGCAACGGCGTGACATGAAGCCGAGCCAACGGAAGCCGATCAAACACGGCACCTACAGCGGATATGCGGCCCACAAACGTCACGACGTGCCCATGTGCGACGGCTGCCAGCAAGCCAAAGCGGCCTACGTCGCCCACCGTAAAGCAACAAAGGAGGCCGCGTAGATGGCCCGCATCAGAACCGTCAAGCCTGAAATTTGGACTGACGAGAACTTTATCGAGCTTTCACCGCACGCCAGATTGATGCTGATCGCGCTCCTAAATTTTGCCACAGACCACGGTGTTTTGCCCGATAAACCGAAAACGCTCAAAATGCAATGTCTCCCAGCGGACGACGTAAACGCCGAAGCACTCATTGAGGAGTGTGTGAGTGCTCACTTCCTACTCCGTGAGGTTGCACCGGACGGCTCAAAAGTCCTGGTCATACGCACTTTCAAGGATCATCAGCGGATCAATCGCAAGACGGATGGACGGTGGGGAGACCCCGAAATGTGGGTGAAATCAGTGACCACTCACGGAGTACTCACTGAGGACTCACACACGGAAGGGAAGGGAAGGGAAGGGAAGGGATCTATTACTACTTGCACTTCTTCTTCGCAAACATCCCCCTCAGGCCGCGTAGATACTTACAAGAGGCCTGTGGATAAGTCGGAGGAAGGGGAGGGGAAATCAAAAACCCTTTCAAAACCGAAAATCATCGACATCGCCGGCGCATTCCGAACCGTCACCGAGGCCGCATCATGAAACGGCAAGACGCCACCGAGATCGCCACCGAGGTTTGTCAGTTGTGGCCGAAGGGCCTTAATGCGAGCGTCTGGGAGGAAGTGCTCCAAGACGACTACAGCGACGCAGAACGCGCACGCATCGCCGTCCAAAAAATGAAACGGATCATCCACTACGCGCCATCCATCTCACACTTCCACGAACAGTACCTGCTTTCACCGTCAAGCTTCGACGTTGGTGAACCGACCGTCTGCACCGACTGCCTCAACGACGGCTGGCTCTTCGCCCCGAGCTATCTGCGGAGCGGCACCGAATACACCGCCGTCAAACCATGCGGCCATTGCAAACACGGCCGCAAAGCCGAACATTCCGCCATCTGGAAAGAACGCCTACTCCTCAAACCGTTCACCCCGACCACCGAAACCGACCAGAAGGAGAACGCAGCATGACCGAACACTTAATCCCCTGCGAAGGCAGCGGCCGTGACGGGAAACTGACACCGCTCGGAACCGTGGCCTGCGGCATGTGCGGAGGCCAACTCCTAAGCCTGACGCTCGAGATGCCAGCACACCACCGCCACAACCGCCACCACGACGAACACGAAGCCCTCGAACGCATCCGCGACCAATTCATCGACGCCCACAACCACCAGGAGCCAGCAGCATGAGCATCCACAGCACCGTCACCGAGCACATGTTCCGCCGAGCCGCAAAAGCCGTGACCGCCTTACAAACGATTGAACGTCACCTCAACGCCGAAGAAACCGAAGCGCTCGAAGGCGTCTCAGTGCCCCGTGACCCGTCGAGGGGACCAACGATGCCCTCAGACGATCCTGAGCCGCCCACAGGCCACAAGGATGCCACAGGAGACATTGCAACATCAGGGAGACTCGAACACATCCGTCGCAGTCGGGCATCAATCACATTGGCGCTCGGAGGCGTCGACAAAGCCTTCGACCACCTCGACCGCGTCGCCCGAGCCACACTGTCAACAAACCAGCCGAAACTTGACCCCGCCGACAGCACCGCCCTATGCAGCGGCCCCAACTGCGACCTACACCGGGAACCAGGCCGCACACTCTGCCTCGGCTGCGGTGCCGCGCTCGCCCGCATGGAACGACGAGAATCGAAGCCATGCTGCGGGATCTGCGGCGAACGTGACGTAGAAAGCTACCAGACCATTGCAGGCCTCGGATACCGTGGCATGACACACGACGGCACCAACTGGATCGCAGCCACCAGCAAAACCCCGAAATGCCGGACATGCCGCGACGACCTCCAGGTGGCAGCATGAAACGCCGGTACGGTGCCATCGGTGGCGACTGGATCGTCACCGTCACAGCAACATCGTTCGTTGATGTTGTCGCCAGAGACGCAGACCACGCACGCCGCATCGTCGAACGGCAACTGGCGGCAGACTACGGGACCACCGCCGGCCGCGTCATCGAGATCGTGGACGTGGAAGCAGCATGACAGCTACGTGACCGATGTCATAGTCAAATGACCTTGCGCCACCCGCCACGATCTGATATACATGCAATCAGTAGGCGTTACCCGTGTCCGTTGAGCTCAAAGCTCCGGCACGGGATCACGCCGAACGGAGGCAGCAAATGTCAAACGGCCCGAAGCACGCAGACCCAGAGTTCAAGCGAATACGTGACGCAATGAACCGCAGATCCAACGCCAATCCCGGCACCACCTGCCGACGCTGCGGGCTGACGCTTGCCGAACGACGCAAGGTCAAACCCAAAGACATTTGGACTACAGGTCATCCCGACCTACCAGGTGACCACGGATACGCACCAGAGCATCGCAGCTGCAACAGCAGCCTCGGAGCACAACACGCCAACGCCAAGCGCCTCGGCTTCGATCGTGGGCTCTAAAAGACTTGACAGATGGTGTACGCTGTGTATTGACAGGCGATATGAGCCTGACGCCCCCGACTCAGTACGGGGGAAACGCCGAATGGATTTGCGTACCGCGGTAATGTAGAGGCCAGTCGACTCGGTTAACGCCGACCCTCTGGACCTGTCGTCCTAATTGGTGCCTAAGAAAGCACCCGGCGAAAAGCATCAGCAAAGTGGTCCAACCGATTCGTCGGCTGGGCCACTTTTGCGTCACGGCCTCTGAGGCCCACCCCAACCCGTTTTTTGGGGAAACAGACCCCCGTCTAACCCTGCTCCCCTCTTCTTTCTCTCCCCGAAGGCATCGGAGGGGGCCGGCGACTTCGATTGGTGGGGTAATGCCGAACAACCTTACGGCCGCGCAGACCGGCGACCGAGTCAAAGCGCTCGAGACCTTACGCGACACGCTCGCCGCCCAGATCGACACGACTGAAGCCAATGTCCACGCACAGCTCGCCGCCCAGTATCGGGCGACGCTCGCAGAGTTGGCCGAGATTGCCGGGACACTGACGAAGCCGAAGGGCAGCCTTGACGAACTCAAGCACCGTCGCGAGGGTCGGCGCACAACGTCCAACGCATCTGCTAACGCCTGACGGCGACTTCGACTTCACAGACGGCGACGTAGCTATCGAGCTTGCCGCATCGCTTGGCCTTCACTTGCTGGACTGGCAGTGTTGGCTTGTCCGCTGGATCTTAGCCGTAGACGAGAACGGTATCCCGGCGTGCAACACGGTCATCCTGGTTGTTCCGAGGCAGTGCGGAAAGGGCGCCATCCTTGAAGCGCTTGAGTTGTTCTGGCTGATCGTTGCCGGCATCCCGACCGTGATTCACACGGCGCATGAAGCGGACACCGCCGCCGGTCATATGGAGCGCATCGAGTCGCTGACCGCTGACCCCGATATTGACCTTCCGAAGCTCCACACGTACAAGGCGAACGGCAAGGAACGCACCAAGAACCTCGACGACAAACTTGTATTACAGTACCGCACCCGCACGAAGGCCACGAAGCGCGGCGCATCGCCGCAACGTGTTGTCTTGGACGAGTCGCAGGAACTGCAAGACGCCCATCTTGCGGCACTTGTTCCAGCTATGGCTGCTCAGTCAATGAGCCCGGACAAGCTCCCGCAGTTGATCTATACCGGCTCCGCGCCGCTGGCACATTCCGAGTACATGCACCGGTTGCTTGACAAGGTGATCCGCACCCGGCCGGCGAAGACGCTGCTGGCGATGTGGGCTTGCGAGCCCGACGACGACCCGGAAGACGTTGACAATTGGTACAAGTCGAATCCGTCGCTCGGCATTCTGATCTCAGAAGAATGGGTGAGGGACACAGAGTTCCTTGTTATGTCACCGTCAGACTTCGCGGCCGAACGTCTCGGCATACCGGTCAAGCCGGTTGATAAGAGCGCAGGCCACGGCCTCATTGATCTCGACGTGTGGACCGCGCTGGCTCGCGTCAACGTTGAGTATGACCATTCGACAGTGTCGCTTGCGTGCGTCGTTGCCTATGACCGTTCGTGGACTTCGATCGTT